GGCAAAACAAGGTCGGATTCCTGCCACGCCCCCGTGAGATATTCCGCCTGTTCAGGCTTTCCCTATTTATGACCAACGCGGCTTACGGCTTTATGGAGGGCAACCGCGTCATCCAAAACTTGCGCTACCTTGTGCCTGACACCATCACCCCCGTTGTGGACAAATGGGAGGGACTGCAAGGTTTCAAGCGCAAGATTGGCAGCGAGAGCCGCTATTATTCCCTTGATGAAAAACGCATCTTCTACGCCTGGAAGCTGGACCACACCACCGAGCTACTGCCAAGCGAGCATAGCGAGTTCAAAGCGCTGATGGCAGCGGCAGGGGTGCTGTTTTATACCGACCATTTCATCCAGGCGTTTTTCCAGCGTGGCGGCATCAAACCATCCTTATTGAACGTCAAGGGCGTGCCGACCAGGGAAGACCGTGAGAAAATCGAAAGCTGGTGGGACAGGCTTATCAGGGGCGTGACCGAGACGCTTGGCAAGGTCGTCATCGCTGACACGATGGAAGTGCAAACCATCGGAGAGGGCGTGGAGAACCTGACCGACAACGCCCTGCACAAAGAGAAGATCGAGGACATCGCAATGGCAGCAGGGATGCCGCTTTCCCTGTTACTGGCTAACAGCGCCAACTATGCCACCGCCGACATCGAGTACCGCACATGGTTCAGGGACAAGGTCATCCCGGACGTGCACTTTTTTGAAGACGTGATGAACGATCAGCTGTTTATGCCGATGGGCTATCATATCGAGTTTCGCCCTGAGATCACCAACACGGGCACAGCAGAGGAGAAAGAACGGGCTGGGGCGTTTCGTGCTTACGTTTTATCGGGCGTCAGCCGTTCAATCGCTGCCCAGTTAGTCGGGCTGGATATGCCGCCCGATATGGAGTTTGACCAGCTGGACGACGAGCTGATCCCCCATCCGCTTGAGGCACGACAGATGGCACAGGCTGGCGAAAGCGAGGGGCAGCTGGCTGAAGCTGATGTTGAGCCTGAGATGGCAACGGCTGAGGAGAAGGCGATAGCACAAGCGCCGACGTTATTGACGATTGACCAGCTGCGGGAGCTGGAGTTATGGCAGTCCTTTGCCTTCCGCAAGTTGAAACGGGGCGAGCCGCTGGACTTCCCCTTCGTTTGCAAGGCGCTGCCTGAGAGTGTGGCAAGCGATATCCGTGAGCACCTGCCAGCGTGCCGCACCAGGGGCGATGTTGAGCGTGTATTCCAGATGAGCGCACGGGACGAGGACCCGATCAAAGAACTGGCTGAGGCGCTGAATTTAGCCGTAAGCAAAATGGAGGCTGTATAAATGACTAAGAGCTTTTCTACGCCAAGTTACCCGACGATTGGCGCAAAGGGCAGCGGCGACACCCAGCGTGATCTGCGCCTTGACATCGCAACCCACACGTTGCAAACGATTGATTATGCCCATCACGAGATTCACGCGGGCAGCCACTTCATGTATACCGACAGCGTTGAGCTGGATACGTCGGGAACGCAGGACTACCTGATCATTACGCCCGACACTACCAAATGGGCACATATGATGTTTGATATGGATGCCAGCGCGATTGCCATGTTCCAGCTTTACGAGGATTCAACCCACACCAGCACTGACACACAGACTGCCGGTAACAACAACCGCAACAGCACGGACAGCGCCACCACGCTGATTTACAAAGGTTCGACAACAGACACTTCGGACGGTACGCTGATCCACGCTTATAAGGGCGGTTCAGCCACCAACCAATCGAGAAGCGCCAGCCTTGCCCGTAACGATAGCGAGATCATCTTGAAGCAGGACACCACCTACACCCTGCGCTTTACCAGCTACGCTGATAATAACCTATTCAACCTGCGGCTGGAGTGGTACGAGCACACCGATAGGACATAGAGTGGACGTGTTATAATATGAGTCAAACTTGCGTTTGTAACCACGAAAGGACAGAGGCGATGGATGACCTGATATTGAAGGCGTTAAAAGCCGCCATTGAGCAGTACCCTGAGATTATCCCTTATCTGAAAGGACAGGCGGCTAAGATTGCCGCCGATGGGGTTGAGTGGCATCAGAAATTCAAGCCTTATGACGGGGAATATGTTTACACGCCAGGCAAGACCGAAATAACACAGGAGGATATTGACGAGGCAATCGCCGATTGGGATCGGCTGATGCCTGATTACGCCGGTCTGCTGGATGCTGAAGTGAGGATTGACGAAGATGCCGAATAAGCCGTTGTGGTACTGGGATGATAGCGTCAATCAATACCGTGACCCTGCGACGGGTCGCTTTGTGGGCGTCAAGCAGATGCAAGACCTGCGAAACGAGTTCATCGAGCGCCAAAAGGAAATCACCACAAACCTGATCCGCAATTATACAGCCGGTGATATTGATATTTTCCAGCTTGAAAACCGCATCAAAGACGTCATCAAGAAAACCTACATCGATATGTACGCGATGGGCGCAGGCGGGCGCAACAACCTGTCGCAGCGTGATTGGGGTCGCATCGGCGCCATGCTCAAAGAGCAGTACGGCGCTAACGGCTACCTGAAGGGCTTGATGGAGCAGATTGCATCCGGCACTATTTCACCGGCACAGGCTAACGTGCGGCTGGCGATGTATATCAACAGCGCTAACGAAGCGTTATGGAAGGCGCTCACCCGTGACCTGGGCTTTGCGTTACCCGCTTATCCTGGTGATGGGTCTACCGAGTGCCTGACAAACTGCCGCTGTGAGTGGGATATACAAAAGGTTGCCGAGGGCTATGACTGTTACTGGGTTGTTGACCACGAAGCGGAGAACTGCCCGACGTGCTTACAGCGTAGCAAAGATTGGAACCCCTGGAAATGGCCTGAGTCAAGGCAGGTGACCGGTGGCCAGTGATTTTGTTGCCATCGAAGTATCCGGGCTTGAGGATTTAATCATCAAGCTGAAGGCGCTGCCGGGCGAGGTGCAGGATGAGGCGATTGAGAACGTAAATACTTATATGCTGAACGTGCTGAAGATTTACCCGCCTTACAAGTATGTGAAATTCAAAACAGCATACGGCGGCTGGTTTTCAGATAAACAGCGCAAGTATGTCATGGCGCGTATTCGTGAGGGCACCATCAAACCAGGCACGCCAAACAGGAGCCAGCAATTTGCACAGGGTTGGGATGTGCTTGGCTACGGGCGTAATTCGATGATTGTCAACACCACGCCCTACGGTCCTTACCTTGTGGACGATGCAGAGCAGGCACGGATGCCGCAGAAGATTGGCTGGAAGAAATTGGGCGATACCATCAAAGAGCGCATGGACGAGATCATGCGGCGTGCCAGCGCTGGCGTGACAAAGGCTATCAAGAAACTTGGCTTGTAAAGGAGGCTGAGATGGACGATAAGACAAAGGCGATGCTGGAATATTTTGGCATCGTTGATGAGGTTGAAAAGTACGGTGGGCACGTTAGCGTGTCAAAGTGTGAAACCATGCCAGCGGGTAAGGGCGGGATCGCTTTTATCCGCATCATCCTGGCTGTGAGCGATAAGCCGGTCAAGGGCAAGGTGGTCTAATCTTAAAATATCGCACAGATGTTCACAAAACCCTTGACAGGTGTAGAGCGTTTGTGATAAGATAGTACTAACAACTGAATAGAGGTTGTTTGGCGGCCGGTGGGCACCGGGACTGAGCGAACCTTGACGGTCTGTGGGCACAGAAGTCAGAACAAGCGCAATTTGGCGCAATTGTTTCTGGCTTTATTTGTTTTAAGCACGGAGGTGCTATGGAGAAAGAAAACCTAATCTTTTTCGGCGATGCTGTGAAAGTGATCGGCGAGAATAAGGTCGGCGGCTATCTGGTGCGCTTTTCAAGCGAGCAGGACCCTGACCTGGTGGGCGATTTCTTCACCAAAGACACTGATCTTGGCATAGAAGCCGGATCACGTTTACCCGTTTACTATCAACATGGTTATGACACTGTACTCAAAAGCCGCAAACTTGGGCGTGCCACCGCTGAATATCAGGACGTTGGTATTTGGCTTGAGGCACAGCTTGAGATGCGAGACGAGTACGAACGGGGCTTGATGGAACTGGCGGCAGCTGGAAAGCTGGGCTGGTCATCGGGCGCTGCGGGTCACCTGGTTGAGCGTGAGCAGGTCGGGAAGTCATGGCACATCAAAAGCTGGCCTATCGCTGAGGCATCACTGACGCCAACGCCAGCCGAACCACGCAACACAGCCATCTCCGTAAAATCACTATTTACTGACAACGAACAGGAACCTGAAAAGGAACCTGACACTACTAAGGAGGTCAAAATGACTGACGAAATCAAGGCCCCAGAGGTCAAGCAAGAGCTGCCTGACTTCGAGGCATTAATTAAATCTGCTGTTGCCGAGGCGGTCAAAGCCGCACAGGAACCGCAGGTAAAGGCGGGTGTTGAGGTGGTCGAGGACGAGGCTGACAAAGCCTTGCGCGAAAACCCCTTCAAACCCAACGAGTTCTTCAAAGCGGTTGCCATGTGGGATCGGGGGTATCGTGATAAACGATTGTTCCCTTTGAAGGCATCGGGCTTGAATGAAGCCATCCCATCTGAGGGCGGCTTTTTGGTCACCCCCGACATCGCCAACGGCATCTACGAAAATATGTGGTCGGTTGGTAACGTGCTTTCACGTTTCTCGCCCATCACCGTCTCAGGCAACGGGCTTACCATCCGTGCGGTTGACGAAACCTCACGGGCTGACGGCTCACGCATGGGCGGCGTTCGTGGCTACTGGCTGAACGAGGCTGCCGACAAGACCGCAAGCAAGCCAACTTTCCGCAATATCGACCTGAAGCTGAAAAAGGTTGCTGCGCTGGTATATGCCACCGACGAGCTGCTGGATGATACCCAGGCTCTTGAAGGCTGGATCACCCGCAACGTACCCGACGAACTGCGCTTCCAGGTTGAGGCGAGCATCATCAACGGTTTGGGTGTAGCATCCCCGCTTGGTATTTTGCAATCCGGCTGTCTGATTTCAGCCACGAGAGCTGATGCCAACCTGGTCGCTGATGAGGATATCAGCGGGATGTGGTCACGGCGCTACTTAGGGCCGCAGGACTACGTCTGGTTTGTCAATGCCACCGTTATGCCGCAGCTGTACGCTATGTCCGTCGGCAATTCGCCGGTATATGTGCCGCCAGGTGGATTTAGCGCTTCACCTTACGGTTCATTGTTTGGGCGCCCGGTTATTGAAACCGAGTACAACCCCTATCTTGGCACCGTCGGCGACATCCTGCTGGCAAGCCCATCGCAATATGCGCTGATCACGAAGGGCGGCGTCCAATCTGCATCGAGCATCCATGTGAAATTCGTGGAAGACGAAACCGCCTTCCGCTTTGTGTTCCGTGTTGATGGCGAGCCGATCTGGGCATCTGCTGTGACAGCCTACGATGGCACAAACACCGTTTCCCCATTCGTCGCACTTGCGGCAACAACCTAATAGGAGGTAGATAATGGGTATTAGATACGCTGAAAAGCTACAAATCATACCGATCTTGATCCCGGACGCCACAACGTCTGCGGACGATGAATCGGCGCACGTCAAAATCCAGAACGCGCAGTGGATTTCATTTCTGCT